CGAGCAAACGCTAAAGACAAACTCGAAAACTTAGAACAATTTTACAAATTCGAAATTTAATATGGCCTTAAAGAAACAAGATTTTAAATCAATCAAGAATAAGTTCTCAACATCGGCAAAATACAAACCACAGAGGTATTTTGACTTGGGTCCTGAGTTCTTGGATGCGGTGGGTCTACCAGGTCCGGCAATTGGACATATTAATATGTTTTTGGGTCACTCAGACACAGGTAAGACAACCGCACTTGTAAAGACGGCTGTTGATGCTCAAAAAAAACAAACTTTACCTGTATTCATTATCACTGAACAAAAATGGTCGTTTGACCACGCAAAGATGATGGGATTTGAATGTGATGAGGTTGTTGATGAGTCAACAGGAGAAATGGATTGGGATGGGTTCTTTTTATTTAACAACTCATTTCAGTATATCGAACAAATTACCGATTATATTAATGAACTATTGGATGCTCAAGAAAAGGGTGATTTAGATTATTCATTATGTTTTCTGTGGGACTCTGTAGGTTCAGTTCCTTGTAAGATGACTTACGAAGGTAAGGGCGGAAAACAACATAACGCTGCCGTATTAGCCGACAAAATTGGTATGGGTATTAACCAAAGAATTTCAGGTTCACGTAGAGCAGATAGTAAATACGAGAACACTTTGATTATCGTTAATCAGCCTTGGGTTGAATTACCTGATAATCCATTTGGTCAACCGAAGATTAAGGCAAAGGGTGGTGAGGCGATTTGGTTGAACTCATCTTTGGTATTCTTGTTTGGTAATCAAAAAGGTGCTGGTACAACAAAGATTTCAGCAACCAAAGACAAACGTTCAGTTAAGTTTGCAACAAGAAGTAAGATTTCCGTTATCAAAAACCACATCAACGGATTGGGTTATGAAGATGGTAAGATTATAGTTACACCACACGGATTTTTGGCAGCAAAAGAACCCGCAGAAGAAAAAGCATCGGTTGAAAAATACAAAAAGGAATACTCAGAATATTGGAAAGATATTTTGGGGACTGATTTTAACGATGTGAAGTTTACAGAAGAACAGGATGTTTAATTAAAAAAATAACAAAGTGACAAAAACACTTTTAGTTGATGGTAATAACCTTTTGAAAATTGGGTTTTACGGGGTAAAGGAGTATTATCATAAAGGTGAACACATCGGAGGTATTTATCATTTTTTAAATACCCTCCGAAGGTTCATTGAAGAACAAAACTTTGATAAGGTAGTTGTATTTTGGGACGGTGACTCAAACTCATCGGCACGAAAACTCATATACCCCAAGTATAAGGAAAACAGGACCCCAACCGAGACGGACCAAAAGAAGGAATCATTTTACAAACAAAAAGAACGAATCAAACAATATTTGGAAGAGATGTTTGTAAGACAGGTTGAAGTAAATAACAACGAGTCCGATGATTTGATTGCATATTATTGCCACATATCGGAAGATGAACAAAAAACAATTTTTTCATCAGATAGGGATTTAACACAACTAATTTCTGAAAAGGTTTCTGTATATTCACCCCAACAAAAAAGAACGTATAAGATGGGTGATATGATTAAAAATAAGGACTTGGAGTTTCCCCATTATAATATCAAAACAACCAAAATAGTTTGCGGTGATACGTCAGACAATATCGATGGTATTCGTTTGATGGGAGAAAAAACTTTGGTGAAATTATTTCCCGAGATACTTGAAAATCCCATCACCTTTAGTGATATTTTGTCAAAAGCAGAACAACTCCTCAAAGAGGACAAAGAAAACACGGCTCTTAAAAATCTACTCACAGGTAAAACAAAAGACGGAATTTATGGTGAAGAATTTTTTGTGATTAATCAAAAGATAATTGATTTGTCTGAACCACTTATCACAGACCAAGGTAAAACTATTGTTGAAGAATATTATAAAGAAACCTTGGACCCTGATGGTAGGGGGTATAAGAACCTAATTAAAATGATGATGGATGACGGAATATTCAAATTCCTACCCAAAACCGACGATGCGTGGGTAGAATTCTTAAGACCAATAATGAAACTAACAAGAAAAGAAAAAAAGAAATTTAAAAATCAAAAAAACTAATTATGAAAGAACAAGATTCAACCAAGTTGGAGTTTTTACTCAAAGTTAATGGAAACATTATCGTACAACGATTTTTCAATGTTAGGGGTTATAATCACAAAGCCCGTAACTCAATGGAACTTCACGACTACATTTCTGAATTCATTGACGGGTTTAAGTCCGACTTACGAGTGAGAACCGCATCTTATATGTTAGACAATATGTATGACATATATGAGAATCCACAGATTATGGAAACATCAATTATCGAGGGTCCAGAGAGTTTTTCACTTATGATTAAAAACGGAGATAACGTGTTATACAATCGTTACCTCGACGCGAAGATTTACCCCCCAAAAGTTAGATACACCGTAGACCTCCGCCCAAAATTAAAGTCGATTCTGAACACCCTGACAGAGATTTTTTCGACAAAAAAATTAACTTTGGAATATTCGGATTATAGTTTAGATGTGTAATATTTATCAATACATCAAGGAGATTTTATATGGCGACCGAGAAAAATTTTGAATATTTAGGACAATCATTTCAATTACAATTACTTAATCAGATTGTTGTAGATAAGGACTTCGCCCACTCTATTGTTGATGTTATTGAACCTAGTTATTTCGAGAACAAATACTTCAAAATCATCCTACAAATGGTTAAGGAGTATTATAAGAAATACGAAGTTACACCATCTTTTGAAACTCTAAATCAGATTACAAGGAGCGAACTACCCCAAGAAATGGTAGCGAAAGTTGTACTCGATACTGTGAAAAAAATCAAGGACGTTAACATTGACGGTCCACAGTTCGTACAAGAAAAGGCTTTGAAGTTCTGTAAACAACAAGAAGTTTCAAAGGCTATGACAAAGGCTCAAAAAATCATCGACGGAGGGGAGTTTGAAAGTTATGACACAATCGAAGAATTATTTAAATCCGCATTACAAGTAGGTGAAAGAGAGACATCCCTTATGGATGTGTTCTCAAACTTGGATGAGGTATTGAATGAGGATTACAGACACCCAATACCTATGGGTATCCCAGGTATTGACAGATTATTAAAAGGTGGTTTGGCAAAAGGAGAAATTGGTGTTATCTTAGCACCTACGGGTGTGGGTAAATCCACTTTACTAACTAAAGTAGCAAACCATGCGTTTAATATGGGATACAATGTGTTGCAGATATTCTTTGAAGACAACCCAAAGATTATTCAAAGAAAGCATATTGTCCTATGGACAGGAATACATCCCGACGATTTAACACTTAAGAAAGAAGAAGTTTTGAAAAAGGTAAAAGAAGTTGAAGGAACTATGAATAATAAGTTAATTTTGCAAAAATATGCTTCCGATACTTTGTCTATGAATCAAATCAAAAACTCAATCCGAAAGTTAATTGCTGACGGACAACAAATCGATATGATTTTATTGGACTACATTGATTGTGTTTTACCTGACAGACAACTTGAAGATGAGTGGAAAAGTGAGGGGTCAGTAATGAGAGGGTTTGAAGCAATGTGTCACGAACTATCTTTGGTGGGTTGGACCGCAACACAAGGAAATAGGTCATCTATTTCATCAGAGGTCGTAACCACAGACCAAATGGGGGGTTCAATTAAGAAAGCACAAGTAGGTCACGTTATCATATCGGTGGCGAAAACCTTACAACAAAAAGAGATGAAATTGGCAACAATTGCAATTACAAAATCTCGTATCGGTGACGATGGTGTCATCTTTGAAAATTGTAAATTTGATAATGCAATGTTAGAGATTGATGTTGAATCATCCACAACATTCTTGGGTCACGAAGAAAACCAAGAAGAGAAGCGTCGTCAAAGAATGAAAGAATTGATGGATAAAAGAAAAGAAAAACAACAAGTTAATTAATTATGGAAAAAATATTAAAAGAGAACCCTAACAGGTTTGTCATATTCCCTATTGAATATCACGACATTTGGGATTTTTACAAAAAACATCAGTCGGCATTTTGGACCGCTGAGGAAGTGGATTTGAGTACGGACATTAGAGATTGGGAAAAACTATCAGAAAATGAAAAGTATTTTGTAAAAAATGTATTATCGTTTTTTGCGGCCTCTGATGGTATCGTTAACGAAAACTTGGCTGAAAATTTCTACAGAGAAGTTCAGTATCCCGAGGCTAAGTTTTTCTACGGATTTCAACTCGCGATGGAAAACATCCACTCACTGATGTATTCATTATTAATTGACACATATATTAACGACCCAAAAGAAAAGTTGGAATGTTTCAGAGCAATCGAGCATCTCCCTGCGGTCCAAAAGAAGGCGAATTGGGCTCTTAATTGGATTAATAACGCATCTTTCCAAGAGAGGTTAGTTGCTTTCGCAGCAGTTGAGGGTATCTTCTTTTCAGGTTCATTCTGTTCAATCTTTTGGTTAAAATCAAGAGGTATTATGCAAGGATTGTGTAACGCAAACGCCTTGATTTTCAAAGACGAAAACCTACATTGTGATTTCGCAATTCATTTATTTAACAATCATATAGAAAACAAAATATCAGAAAAAAGAATCAAGGAGATATTGTTGTCAGCACTTGAGATTGAGAAGGAATTTATTACAGAATCATTACCTGTTTCATTAATTGGTATGAACCAAAACCTAATGAAACAATACTTGGAGTTTGTTGTTGATGGACTTTTAGTTAAATTTGGATGTAAAAAAGAATTTAACGTAGAACAACCATTTAAATTTATGGAACAAATTGCTGTAGAAACCAAAGGTAATTTCTTTGAAAGTAGAACTATCGAGTATCAAAAAGCAAAACTTAACGAGGCAATCTCATTTGATGAGGATTTTTAAACTATAAACTATGTCATTAACAATTATTAAAAAAGGTGGGGAAGAAGTAGCCTTCAACCCCACCAAAATATACAACCGTATTAAAAAGGCGTCTAAGTCACTTAACGTAAATTCAGACGAAATATTCATTAAAGTAATCACATCCGTTCCAACTGAAGGTAAAATCACCACTAAGGATTTGGACAAGTTGGTTTATGAGATTTCTGCGGCTTATACTGGTAGTCACTACGATTATAGTAGATTGGCAGCAACCGTTGCGATTTCATCATACCACAAAGAAACAAACCCAAGTTTTTCAGAGGTTATGGAAAGTTTAAATAAGGAGGGTATCATTAATGAAGACCTTATTTTAACTATGAAATACTATGGTAAAGACAAAATTGATGAGGTAATTAACCACGAATTGGATTATAACTTTGATTACTTTGCTTGGCGTTCACTACAAGAGATGTATCTACTAAAGAACTCAAATGGTGTGTCAGTTGAAAGACCTCAACATATGTATATGAGAGTCGCGTTATGGGTTACAAAATCTTTTGAAGAGGCTGTTGAATACTATAATTCCCTGTCAAACCAACTTATTTCCCCTGCAACTCCTATTATGATTAATGCGGGAACCAAAGTACCTCAACTAGCATCTTGTGTATTACACTACAATAACGACGACTCAAGAGTAGGTTTGTTAGACACATTAAAAGACATCTCAACATATTCATCAGACGCCGCAGGTATCGGACTTTGTATGAGTAATCTAAGGTCAAAAGATACTCGTATCTCTTCATCAGGTGGATTTGCAGGCGGATTATTAAAGTATCTTAAAATCGTGAATGAATCTTTGAGATTCTTTAACCAACAAGGAAGAAGACCGGGAAGTGCGGCCATCTATATTGAACCTTGGCATAAAGACATTTTTGACCTTTTGGATATTAAGAAAAACACAGGTCCTGAAGAGTTAAGAGCGAGAGACCTTTTCACATCTTTATGGTTACCTGATAACTTTATGAGAGCGGTTCGCGAATCATCTGATTGGTATTTAT